TGCGCAGGACGCGGCTAACCTCTAGCTGCTCAGCCTGCACGCTGTTATTAACTGCGTAATCCTGTTCGCGCATGGCGACACTCCTGTTGGTTTGAAACGTTCAGTCGCAAAGATCATAACAGACGCCCTGTAACAAGCTATGCAGAGAGTTTGACAGTGTGTTTCATTCAGGTATTATGGCGCCCGCAACACAAACGGAGGTGTGGCCGAGTGGTTTAAGGCAACGGTCTTGAAAACCGTCGACTGTAACAGGTCCATGAGTTCGAATCCCATCGCCTCCGCCATCTTTATACGACAAAGCCCTGATTTTTCAGGGCTTTGTCGTTTCTGGGGTTTGGCAGAAATCCGACCACACTCAGAGCGTTACAAAACTTCTCGGGTGGCGTTACAAAACTTTCCTGGTTTACCCCTCTCCCGACGTCCTGTCGACCGTAAAAAATCCTTCATCAAACCTAGTGCTACGCTGACCCCACAACCGAGGATTCGCGATGCCAAATTCTGATCTACTCCCTTCCCTGCTTTTTAAGATCAACGAAAATCAGCTTGCTCTGGAGGCCGCCATCCTGGAGCTTTCGAACTGGGTTGAGCAGCGCGGTGCGGCTGAGGTAGCCGAGAATGTCCGCGGCGCCTTAGACACCATTGATAAAAACGAAGAGTTCATCAAGTTGACGCTCGCCGTGCTGATGACGCCAGAATGACCTCGATCGGCCAAAAGCTGTCTTACATAACTCCATTTACCGCGACAATCCCCGCCAAGGGATCTTTTGAGGGCATACAATCGAGCCTTCCCAACGAAGGATCTCTTCATGCACGAAAAACCGTACGTACTTTTAGAGCTACCTGCGGACTTCAAGGCTCGGATGCATCTGCTCGGCTCCATAGACACAACCGTCCAACCCCGTCACGAAAAGGGTCCTGTTGATCGTAAGGATCAAGCTGAAATCTATACCATTGTTAACGCACTCAAGCTTGGCCTGGGTCTGCCCATTCCCCTGCCAGCATGCGTCATCCATTCGGATAGACCAGATGTCGTGATCAAAAGCGCTACGACCAGTATCGGGATCGAGATCGTTGAAGCGGTATCCGAGACTACTGCTGCCATGGATTGTGAGAGAGCCAAACTTCCCAATGCTCCAGGATTGCATTGGGCCAGGAAGCAGCTACCGGGTGAGAAACAGAAAACAGCAAGAGAGGTACGAGAACTCGTATTCACTAATGACCCTGGCGACGGCTTTATCGGCAATGGCGCTGCCGAGTGGGCGGAGGCCATCGCCTATTTTGTTCGACGCAAGATCGAAACAGTTTCCAAGCCAGGGTTCAAACGATTCGATCAAAACTGGCTTTTGGTATACGACAACTGGAGAGAGCCCGCTAGGGACCTCATAGAAGCGAGCGCCACTCTCCAAAGTCTGCTGAATGACATGAAGGCATTCTGTACTTTTGAATTGGTACTGGTTCTAGACGATAAACGTCTCTATGTTTTCGAGGCCGAACAGATTGAATGTCAGCGATGAGTCGAATTCGGTCACGTTCAAGTGAATGACAGAGCATGGATAGGGATTCGAACCCCTTCTAGCGTGCCTGTAGGCCGCTTCTGCCCAGTAAAAACGATGCTGCAGGACCTTCCCCATCGCCTCATACGGTCTATAGAGGCCCTGAATTTGCCCTAATTTTGCCCTAAGTCTGTACTCCAAGAAGGCCGATGGTGAGTGCACATCTCTCTCAGCCTCTATGAAATCAAGGTGGGCTCAATACTCCGTCTTTCTACTGAAGCGTGCGGATTTCACTGAACGCGCGGGCAGCGCAATATGGAATGACAGCGCACGCCAGTCCCATCGCAGCAGCAGCGGCTTCCTGCGGCGCACTACTAGCCGCGTACATTCCATAGAAACCAATGAAAGCGCCCACAAAGGACATAATAATGGTGACGATCCACATGAGCTTGGCCAATTTCAATCCCTAGATATAGTGTGATCCCCGCAATTTGACTTGGCGAGGTGCGCGAGCAGCGCGCTGCGAAATTTACAGGCTCTAAGAACACAAGGTCAAATTGCCACTATCTAATTATGTCGGTCCCCTTCTCACAAGACCTCAAAACCGAGGATTCGCGATGCCACATTCTGACCTGCTCCCTTCCCTACTATTCAAAATCAACGAAAACCAGCTCGCCCTGGAAGCCGCCATCATGGAGTTATCGAATTGGGTCGAACAACACGGCGCAGCCGACGTTGCCGATAACGTCCGCGGCGCCTTGGACACTATCGACAAGAATGAGGAGTTCATCAAAATGACACTCGCCGTGATGATGACTCCGGAGTGATCTGCTTGGCATTCCGTCGCCAGCATTCGCCACAACGCCGCAACTCAATTACTGTATATCCAAACAGTATGTGTAAGGCGCGACCGTGGACCCCTACGAAATCGAAGACACCAGCGAATGGCTCGGCAGCCCGACCAGGCTGGAAACCGTCAAGCATTACGCAAGCATGCTCGAGGAAGACGTCCAGGATTTAAAGCGTCAGCTGCACGCGGCAAAGGTAAATATTTCCACCTTGGTGGAAATGAACGACCAGCTGTCGACCGAACTCCAAAAGAAACTGGCATGGATGGCGAACCTTGAGGCGGAAACCACCGACCAGCTTTTCCAGATCCGAAGCCTGAGGCTGGTCCTGGATCAAAAAGAAAGGATCATTCGCGAGTTGCAAGCTGGCAATCAGAGAGGCTGAACATGTGCGGACGACTTTCCCAATACGATGGCATCCACGACTTCGTCGCGGCACTCAGCATGCCCAACCCTCTGGTAAACAGCGCCGGCGACCATCCGTTCGAGCGGTACAACGCCGCTCCGACAACCCAGCTCGCCATCTTTCACCAGGAAGGTGAGTACCTGCACGCAGACATGGTGTGCTGGGGATGGCGACCGCATTGGGCTAAGGACCGCGCAGCACCGATCAATGCGAGGGTGGAGAAAGTCGCACACGGCCCATTCTTCCGCGCAATCTGGCCGCACCGGGCGATCATCGCCATCAACAACTGGTTTGAATGGGTAGATGAAGGCGGACCAAAGAAGCAGCCCTATCTGATCCGCCGGCGGGACCGGTCACCAATCCTGTGCGCTGCGATCGGCCAATATCCTAATGCCGAGCATGGGCCAAGCGAACATGATGGCTTCGTCATCATCACCGCCGACAGTGCTGGTGGAATGGTCGATATCCACGACCGCCGGCCGGTAACGCTGTCACCAGAACTCGCCCGAGAATGGCTCGATCCGGCCACGCCAAAGGAGCGCGCAGAACAGATAGCGATGCATCAGGGCGAACCAACTGAGGCGTTCGAGTGGTTCAAGGTAGACCGTGCGATTGGCAATGTGCGCAATCAGGGGCCCGACTTGATCAAGCCATTCGAGGAAACCGGCTTGTTCTAAGCTGCTCTGAAATCAAAGTGAGCTTCGGAACCCTGATGACGGGCCATATAATATTGCGATAGATTACCGTCGACCAAATACTAAACAAGGAAAAACAAAAAATGGAAATAATAAATAAAGAACATTTCCGCACATTACGCAAAGCAATCGAAAACAATAAGCTCGCGATCTTTGTTGGCTCTGCGGTTTCATATGACTCAAAGCTCCCCTCTTGGGGAGATCTAATCAGCCTAATGAAAAACGCTTTGGAAAACCCAAGAACCGATGATTATTTGAAAATTGCCGAGCACTTTTATCTGCAATATGGGAGAAATACGTACTACAGTAAAATAAATGAGTTTTTCCCTTCAGGAAGTCAACCGAACCTTCTACACGAGCTAATCCTACAACTCAAACCTCAGCATATAGTCACCACAAATTGGGACAACCTCCTCGAAAAGGCGATAGAGAATCGCGGAGAACTATATTTCAAGGTTGCATCAGACCACGAACTTGCTTCCTCTCCGAGCTCGCAATTATTAGTAAAGATGCACGGCGACTTATCTCATAGAAATATAATATTCAAAGAGTCTGACTACCTCGCCTACACCGATAAATTCCCTCTGATCGAAAACTTTATAAAAAGTTTGTTTTCAACACACGTTGTGCTTTTTATTGGGTATAGCATTAGTGATTACAACTTGAATCAGATACTTAGTTGGATCAGAAACAGAACTCAAGATGCCCCTCCGTCCTTTACAATTCTGACGGAAAGTAAAATCACCTTATCCGAATGTAACTACCTAAGGGAAAAGGGGGTATATCCACTTTTGCGGGAGGATGATAATGACTCAAGCATAGACCACACAGTACTCTCAACAAAAAGCATGGGAGTTGCTTATACGTTAAAAAGGATCACCCATCCAGAAGACATAGAAACATCTGATATTTTAGTTGAAATTTTGTCAGACGTTTCCAACTGGAAAATTGTTTATCCAAGCACTTTTGTGCAGTTAGTTAAAGACCGACTCAACACAAAGGAAGTGAACAAAATTTATTACAGCCCTGAGCGCAACATTATTGCATACAACCTGAGCACTGAAGAAAAAAAATATACCAGAGCTCAATTTAGAAAGATACGAACATGCCTTGTTAAGTTACTAGCACACATACCAATTTCAGAATTTCAACTATTCACTTCAGTAAAATCTTTCTACAGAATTAAAAATCCTTCAAAATTTGAAATTTCGGATGAATACACAACATTCGACTTCAGCCTTATAAAGTCGAGAAGTGCCTCCGTCAGCATCAGCCTGCACAACAATCTTGAGGATAGCTTCCAGTTTGCATTCGACAACTACTATCTTAAAAAACTTGCAATTGCACGAGACTCTTTCATGCATGTTGCAAATCGATTTTTTTTGAAATCTAACTTTATCAAATCGCTTGTATCGTCATTCAACAAAAAACAATTGAGCTTTGGCGAGATTCCATGGGATCTTGATCAAGACTTTCTCGAAGTTTCGATGCAGGAACAGCTATCGAGAAATGATAACATCTCCGAAATGATCGATAAATTCCCTAAAAGCATAACAAGCAGGCAAAAGCCTTTATTTCAGGGTCTAGATGCCAGCAATTCATTTTTACTAGAAAGATTCAAAAAAATCTCTAATCTTAGCCGCGAAATAGATGATGAAATAAAAATCATAAAAAAAGGGGGGATGTCGCTCAGCAACAAACTTGAATCAATGTACAACCAAGCCCACGCCACAATCTTATTTGTAATAAAAAATAAAATTTCGGTAATCTACTCTTCGGATTACAAAAACATAGCAGCAATTGCTTTTGAGTCAATAGTCAAAAGAATGTGCCTAGACAACAAAATAATAATTGACGAAACAATTCTTTATCTCGCGGTTATTTCATTTAAGCCAAAAAATCTTGCACGTTTTTTATCAGAAACCTTGCAAGAAAACGAATCATTGCAAATTTCAACCAAGACATTTAATTACGCTTTTAAGATCCTCGAAAATTGTCTTTCGGAGATTTCTTCTAGTAAAAAACACACATCCGATTTTGCTTCCGATGCATGGTCCAATGCGTTAATTATTCTCTCCTATGCAAAACACGAACAACCCGTAAGCAGTACAATTCTTAATCACTTAGTGTCCGCCGTGGATACGAACAGATGGACAACCCTATCGGAAATAATTAATAAATTCATTGTTGTTCAGTTCAATCGATATGGTAACTCCTTTTCGGGCAATGATTTGAAGATGCTGTTCGATGAGCAGATGCAAAAAATCAACTCTAATTCATATCTACCAATACAAGAACGAGGATCCCTGTTTTCCAGCCTTCTATACCTAATCAAGGACAACCATGAAGTTGAGGCGGATCTTTTTAAGGACAATAAAGAGCTAAGCAAATTCATACTGAACGTTTCATTGATGGACTTAGACGAGCGAATGAGAGCTATATCTGGCTTCGTCTTTGCAATCCACTCTTTGGCTACAGGCAATCTAAAAAGGAAAACCACCAAACTCTTAAAGACCACTTTCATACAAATCAAAAAAGCAGGCTTATCCGAAACCTCTATAATTTTTGCTCTAAACCTTAACAGCCTTGGGATGCTTGAACTAGAAGACCTCAAATATACCTTATCCGTATTACAAGAAAAAGCAAATGAGCATATTAGCAAGGGAAGCACTTCATCTAGTTTTCAAGTAATAAAAGATCAATTGTCCACTATAGATGCTTCGACGATAAAGGAATATGAGGGAGTTATTGAGCAGGTCACTCAACTTAGTGACTCTATGGAAAACGCCTTCAGACGATCAAAGAAATAGAAGAATCAAATGAATGGGGTAAATTTTATTTACCCCCTCATCGTTTAGGGTTAAGACTATTCAGCGTCCTTAGACTTAGACACTAAACAGCCTGATCAAGGCAAAGTCGCAAGTGCGAGCACATAGCGCTGCACGACTTCAGTAAGCCGCCTAAAATTCAAAATAACCCGCCCAAAGCTGCTGGTTCCCAATTCATGATCACCAACTCACTGCTGACGTCAGCCGTACCCTGTCGCTGATTGGTGTTGCTGTAGCGAATGTCCAGCGCTTTCATATGGAAGCCAGCGAACACCCGGCGGATGTCCGGATGATCGTTAATGCTTACCATTACCTTGCCTCTACAGCGACGCATGAAGTCGACCATCCGCTCGTAATTCTCAAAGGGAAAGTCCACTCCATATCCAGCCGTCCGCCAGTAAGGCGGGTCCATGTAATGGAAGGTATGGGCGCGATCGTAACGCTCAGCGCATTCCAGCCAGGGGAGGTTTTCGACATAGGTACCGGACAGGCGTTGCCAGGCGGCCGATAGATTTTCCTCGATCCGCAGCAAGTTGATGGCAGGACCGGTGGTGGCGGTACCGAACGTCTGCCCGGTGACCTTGCCGGCAAAGGCATGGTGCTGCAGGTAGAAAAATCGGGCGGCACGTTGGATGTCAGTGAGGGTTTCAGGGCGTGTCATCTTCTGCCACTCGAACACCTGGCGCGAGCTCAGCGCCCATTTGAACTGGCGCACGAACTCTTCGAGATGGTTCTGCACGACGCGGTACAACGTCACCAGGTCACCGTTGATGTCGTTGAGCACTTCAACGGGGGCAGCCTGGGGGCGCATGAAGTACAACGCGGCACCGCCGGCAAAGACTTCGACATAGCATTCGTGAGGCGGGAAGAGAGGAATGAGGCGATCGGCCAGGCGGCGTTTGCCGCCCATCCAAGGGATGATGGGAGAGGACATCGATAGCAAGACCTTTACTGTATGGATAAACAGGTGCTAGGCTCGCTCCGCTTTGTGCACGAAGCAGGAGCCTTGGCTGGACTTGCAGGGACAATCTGCAGGGACGGCGGTCGGTCTGGATGTTGACGCATCCACACCGGCCGCTCTTTTTTGATGCTTACTTACTCAACTTTGGCTGCAGGATCACGCGAGCCACCATCACCAGAAGTCCAAGCACGCCATAAGCCACCGGCGGCAATACCGCCTGCAGCTGAGGCAGCAGTTGCTCAGCGATACCCAGTGCTGAAATGGCACCGCCCGCTTGAACGCTGGACATTTTTAAAGCGTCTTTCCAGTTACCAATGAGTTCCATAATTTCCCCGTTCTCTTTTTAGTAGTGACCCGCTAGCCATTGCTCGCGGGGTATGAATCAGGCCAGCGCTTTCAGCGCGACCTGGTACAGCGCAAGCCGCTCAGCGGCGCCGTGTGGCACCCGTCCAGGCTTGCCGGTGTTGATGACACTGCCGATGTCCTGCAAACGACCCGCATCGGCCAGGTCGTTTAGGTCGAGCTGCGACCACCACCAGGCGGCAGACATGGCGGCGTATTCGGGCTGCTCGAGCAGCTCCGGCTGATCGTCCAGCGGCAGACCCAGGCCGGCGCCGGCAGCGCTGTAGTTCGAGCGACCGGTGATCTGCAGCAGTCCACGTCCCCGGTATCTCCAACCATCCCCGGGTGCCTTGTTGCCGTTACGGCCGGCATACGTATGGTTGGCGATCGCTTCTGGACGTCTCGCCAGGGTGACCGCCTTGGCGTTCGGCTTGCCGTCGGCGCCGCGGTAGCGATCTTTCCAGGTCACTGCCAAACCCTCCGCGCTGTAGTTAAGGTTTTCGACCAGCCTTCGCAGGTGTCCCGATTCATGCCCGACCTGGGCCAGGAACGCTGCCTGACGTACCCGGCTGTCGATCTTGAAACGGGCCATGGCTCGGTTCAGCGCAGGCAAAAAAATGCCCGCAACAGGGCGGGCATTGGGGAGGATCTGCAGCAACTGCTGCTGTGTAAGAGGCATGCTTCTCTCCAAGCAAAAGGCCCGCGCTGGGCGGGCCTTCAAATTTCACGCGAAAAAAAAACGCTCGAGGCGGCCTGGGCATTACTAAAGACAGGGTCAGACGGTGATGCCACGGCGAGCGGCGTAGGCGCGGAGGTCCTGGACTACTACATCGCGTTCAGCGTCATTGAGTGCAACGTTGTAGATCATGGCCGCCGCCATATCCCAGGTACCCGTTTGGTTCGACTGATAGCCCGAACCAATACGCAGTGGCCGGCCAGTACTGACTCGGCGTGGGTCCGGAGCGACTCGTGTGAAGGTGAGGCCATTGGTAAAATTTTTGGTATCAGGGCCGCTGGTTTTAACCCGACCACAGTACAGGCCCCACTTGGTGTTGTCGTTGGGTGTTACTCCAGCCCCCAGGTTACCGTTGCTGGCCTCATCCACACCGTACCCCGCGTTTGTGGAAAGCGACGTGGAGGTACCACACCACATGACAACCCCGGACCAGGGCCCGGCCATGAAGTTGCCCAGTAAAATCACCTGGTCCGCGGCGGGAATTGGATTTCCTGACGGGAGATTAAGAGCACGGGCAATAATGAAGAAGGTCATTTCTTCAGTTTCAACAATATCGGTCTGCACATAGTTGACCGACGATCGTCCCGACATGTACTGACCATTGACAGACGGTGCGCCAACAACCGAACCGCTTTTCTTACCCGGGGCGTAGTTGTGTGCGCACTTCTCCAGCGACGTGTTGGTAAAGAAGATCCCCTCAAGACCCCGACGAACAGGCGCCGCGTACTCCACTGCGTAATCCTCGGCGTTGACGCCTTTTGCCACCACTTGAACACCCATTGATAAATCCTCTTTTAGAAACCAGTTTTGCGGTTGTACTCAAACATCACGCAGGGGTTATGTAGGGCAAAGGTATTGCCCAGCGGAGAAACAGCTGTGTCGTAGAGGCCATGCGTGTCCCGCAGGTTGCCCCGTGCCCCGGTGACCGGGCCAGAATGCGAGAAATCGCCTACCCGGCCACGCGCGTAGGTCAACACGGCATCACCTACAGCAGGACGCGACAAGGAAATGCGAACAGTGTCCGGGGCATGGACGGCAACGCCGGTGATCAGATCCGTGACCACCGCACCGGCCTCTCGAACATCGAACCCGAAGTTTCGGGTCAAAGCCGTCAATGCTGCGTCCAATACCAGCTCCCCGCGCGGGACATGGAAGCGAACGTCAACATAAGAATTCGTCCATTCCACCGCGACAGGCTCCAGGGGGCGCCACTTGCCGGTACGCTTAATCATCGTTTCGTACAGCGCTCGGCTTTTGTATTCGCCCAGTAACCAACTCCCTTCATTGGTCAGGTGCAAATTATCGGCCGCCACCGGAAACATGTAGACCGGCACCGCGATCACTACATCGTCTCGCTCGCGACTGACTCGCCACTGTGTCAACGCAATCGGCATTGCATCGCGCCCGTACTTGCGGTGCGCACCCACCTGGTACGAGAACAGATACGGCCTGAACTTCTGCCCCGTCACGGCCACAACGTCATCCGTCATCTTGTCGAACAGCGCGAGCTGGTACTGCATGTACTGGTAAGGCGACCGTTCAAAATCGGTCAGATAGTTGCTTTCGCCCTGGGTCCAGGAGTAAGCCCAGACTGAATACGTTTTGCCCTGGGCGTCCGCGAGTCTTTTGCAATCAGTGATCGACTTAATTGCCGCCTCATAGTCGCCGTTCCCCATCGGTGCGGGGGACAGTCGTTCCACCGGTGCGCCCGATCGTCCAGGCGCCATCCCCGCCATCACCCAGTTCGCTGCGACTTCACCATTCTCTACCGCTCGCCGCGTAACGCCATTGCAGATCCCGGTCACTGGCGTCTCCCCTTCGGTACCGGCAGTCACTTCAACCAGTGGCACGAAAGCAGACGCATCATAGGCCGACTCGAAAGACCGGACCTTAACGCCACTGGCCAGCATGATGTTCTGATACGGCTGAGCCAGCGAGATGGCCGGAAAGGCTTGAACACCTCGACTCAGCGACTGGCCGTACTCGATCACCTGTTTGATATCGGTACGCTGCTGCTGATTTAAGTGGATGACGGCCGGGGGCGCCGGTGCCTGTTCTCCTTTCTGACCAAAGAATGCCTTGTCATTTCCCAGCCGACCCACGATGAACCGATGGTCATCGATGAACTCGACTCCAGGAACGTCTGTGGTTTGCGTTATCAGGCCATTGAGATTGCTGCCAGCGGCGCCCAGGCGGACCGACAGAAAATTGTTGGCGTCTACAAGTTCCAGGCCGTTGCCGGCGCTGCGCAGCTTGGCGCCCATCATATCGAGCGAACCATCCACCAACAGCTTCAGAAGCGTGAAACGGTTTGCATCGAGAAACGACAGCGCCACGCTGCCATCTCCACCGTTGTAGGTATCAATGATCTCGCGCACCGCTGTAATGGCAGTAGCCGACGGCGTTCGCTTCATCTCTACCGCGATCCCGGCCACCTTGCGGTAGAGGATCAGAAACTCTTCAACACCCGGCGAGATGACACAGAAATATTTGCCTTCTGCGGTTTCGAGTAAGCCGGTTGCTACATCGGACTTGATCTGCGCGACCTGCTGCGCGGCGTCAGCGGCGATCTCGGCACGGACAACTGCCGCTTGGGCAGCCAACAGCGCATCCTGCGGGTCAACGGTGACGATTCCTTCCATCATGGGCGCGACATAACCACCACGACGAATGCGGATGTCGATGCGAGGCTCACGCGTATAAAAGAACACACGGGCGTTGCCGTCGGAGGTCAGCGGGTTGGCAATGGTGTTGGCCAGATCGGCTTTAGCGAACACCTCGGCGCGCACGCTGGTTCCGCTCACGAACACGTCCACCGTGGCACTGGGCAGCAGAGCGCCGTCCTCGGCCCTCGCGGCGAAGAATTGGATGGGTTGCATATTGAGTCTCTATCAGGTGTTGAAGGTGATCGCCGGGGCGAAGTTGAGCTGGGAGCGGGTGCTGCTCCAGGTGTCATAGGCAGCAGCGCGCAGGAAGTACGTTTGCCCGGTAGCCAGGCCTGTGATCTGGCCAGTACGCGAGGCGCCCTGGTAGCCCACGCTCCCGGTGATGGTTGGATCGAAACCGGCGGTCAGGGAGTACACGTACAGATACCCTGCCGCATCGGTAGCAATGCTGGCTGTGCAGCTGACATTGGCGGTGCTACCGCTGACCGTCGCAGCAGTACCGGCAACTGCGGGGGGCGCATTGTTGGTGACCAGCAAAGCCGCCACCGGAGCGCTGCCAGCAGCATTCCGTTCGACGACTTCGACGCGATAACTGCGCACCAGGGCGCCGTCTACCAATGCATCGTCGCGTTGATAGGTAAAGGTCGTGCTGGTGGTTATCACCTCACGCAGCAAGGCATTGCTACTGGCATTACGAACCCTCACCACATGCTCTTCAGCCCGAGCCCCGGGCGCCCAACTGACGGTGAAATACGGCGCCTCAAAGGCGCCGACCAACTGCAGGTTCTGCGCGGCACCGGGCACGACCCGCGCCGGCGACAGCAGGACGCTGTAGGCAGCCACATCGGCCAGGTCCTCCAGCGCACGCCCGAACACATTGAACGAGCGAAATTTGACCCACACCGTTTTGCCGATTTGGTCTGGGGTGTAGCTGTACTTCCAGACTGCATCATCCAGGCGAACAAAGGGTGCACCCGCCGGATGGCTGACCCCCGGCGAACTGAGCCGGCCGCGTCGCAAATACTGCAGGTTGTACGCACCGATGCCGGTCAACGTGGCGTCCCGATAACTGATCAGCTCACCGTCGACCCAACAGAGCGTCGCCCCCCTGTCCGCTTCCGCCGTGGTGACCGCCGTCAGCTCATCAGGCACGGACAACGACACGGATAAGGTGTTTGCCGTATCCGGATCACACCCCGTAGCCAAAGGCGCCGTAAGCCGGCCCATGCGGGCACCGCCATAAATGGTCTCGGCCTTCCAGTAGCTGTCGCCATCGGCACTGATCCAGAGTTCGCAACCTCCCCAACTCTCACCGGCGCCGGTGACAGCGCCCCAGATCTGGTTGTCACCACCCAGCAATAAGCTCTCCGGCGGATTGAACATGATGGGTGGCAGCACTGGCCCAGGCGCTGCATTCTGGTTGCCCTGGTAGCCGGCCTTGCTTTGCACCGGATAGTTGGGCGCGCTGCCGACGCCGAGCAAGGCATCCTCCGCGGTGATTGTCAGCTTGCCTTCATCGTCTTCCTCGACCGAGATCAACCGGACCAGCCGCCGCTGCAGCTTCAGCCCGGGCTCGGTCACGGTCACCAGATCCATCGGCTCCAGCAGCACGTGTTGCCACCCGAGCGAAAACTGGTACTCATTGCGAATATAGAGTTTGCGCTGCACCAGCAGCTGCGCCGCGTGCGCACCGATGGCCACATCACAGATCTCATACGCCTTCATGGTGTCCATTGGCCTCGAGCCAAACTGCTCGATCGCCGCCTGATCCACGCCACGCACCACATCGGTGTTGTATTCGTGCGCTCGATCCAGGATTTCCAGCGAGACTTCGTTGTAGCTGTCCGCCTGACTCTTGATCTTGAGCTGCACGGGAGGCTCGCCCTCTTCGGCGAGAAAGTCGTCGTCGGTCAAATGCGCAACCGGCGTCGTGTCCGGGTACCAGGTGACACCGTTGCCGGTCACCACCTGATCGCCAAAAGGAACCACCTTCAGTTTGCCGGCCGACCAGAAGATCTCGCTGTTGGTCAGCAGCAGCCAACGCGCGATCGCTTCGCTAGCGGGCGCCTGCTCGTCGAGCACCGGGCTCAACAGAAGGTTTTCTGCCAGGCAGTAATCCCGGTAACTGCTCAGATCGGCAATCCAGCTAGGGTCGAAGCCGATCCCGTCCAACGGGTCCAGGAGCAAGCCGGGCAGAAACGCTCCGGGGTTGGCATCAGGCAGACCGGGCACCTGATAAGGTCCGTCGACCTCGAAGGTATGATTTTGTACGCCGGCACTGTCATTGAGACGATACCGGGGGGCATACACGTAGGCGGTGTCGGAATAAGCGATCGCCTGGTCGGGGTGTTTGGTTTCAAGAAAACCCCAAACGTCCTGAATCGATGTACCGCGCTTGAAACTGAATCCGACCTGCGACAGCGCGGATTTGACTACGCCCTCCACCACCTTCTCCGCGAACACTTCTTTATCCCGAAAGACCCGGTGAACGGCGCCTAAGCGGCCCCGGCCGATGGCCAGGATCAACGCGGCATAGTAGGTGTAGGTGGTGTCCTTTTGTGTGGCGCCACCACCGCCCTTGCCACCGGACTTGGTCTTTTTCGTTTTGGCGACCGACTCGAAATCGGTGTAGTAGATCAGGTTGGGGCTGATGCGATTACGCCCTGCGATCCATGCGATCGGCTTGCCACTGGCGCTGCTTTGGACCTGCAACGCATTGATCCGCGTTGCGCTGTTGGAGATGGTGCTACTGCTGCCTCCCATCCTTCACCCCGTAATTGTTCAATGTGTAATAACGCACCGGGCGACTGGCCAAATGCTCTTCGCGCCTGTCGGCCAGCTCGACACCAATATCCCGATAGGCATGGATGACCTGATGCTCATTCACCACAATCGCCCCGTGGCTGAAAGTCCGGCCGAACTGCCACACCGCCACATCCCCGGGTTGCGGCGTCTCGACCCGCTGCCCGTACAACTCCAACCAGTGCAGATAGCGCTCTTCGCTCCGATGCAGATGCCAGTCCTGGGCATAAGCCCCGGGATCGATCATCGGCATCAGCCCCGCAACGAAGTACACCTCGATCAACAACCAGGCACAGTCGACACCGACACCCCTCAGATGCTGCCGGTGTTGATACGGCGTGTTGAGCCAACGACGGGCCTCGGTGATGACGCACTCGCGCTGCGCAGCTTCCAGAGCACTCATACCGAGGTCTCCGCCACGGGAATGAACGGCATGCCCCGGTAGCGTGCCCGGTTGCCGAATTTGTTCGTGCAGGCTTCCAGCGTTCGCGGACAGCCTGGGTAAATCAGGAACTGGTCACCGGTCTGCGGTTCGGCCGGCAATCCGAGGATCAAGGTAACGACGCCATCACCGGTAAAGCGCCGCACCGTGCGGGCCACGCCGGCATTGGCGCCGTTAACAAAGCGGATCACGCCCTGGTCAAACCAGCCTTGATCGGCGGTGACATTACTCTGCAGGCGCAGCCCCGTGCTGCCCGAGCGCACTACGCCGGCGGTTTCAAACAGCGCCCGGTTGACGCCGCAATCACTGCTGTACACGGTGCGCAGGCAGGACGGCTGATACACCCCTTTTGGCACCTTGGTGTCGAGCAGCTCCATTGGCGACTTCACCGCCACTGTGGCTTGCTGTCGATCAGCCGGATCAACCTCGGCCACACGCCCGATAAACCGCGTGACGGCGCCGATCACTGGCGTTTGCCAGTCACGCATAAACGCGCGGGCCAGCTTCAGTGAAGCGCCATCAAACCCGCCGCCGGCAATGAACGGCAGCACGGATTCGCCGAGCACCGTGTCTTCCAGTCCGGCCGAGAACGTGACACTCAAGGTATTGACCTCGATGCCACGGACGGCGCGCACGCCCGAGCGTTTAATCAGCGGGCCGCTGGCTGAGTAGTTCTGACCGCCGTAGTAAATTTGCACACCGGCATCGGTGTAGCGCAGCACCTGCCCGCTGGCCAGGGTGATCGTGTACAGATCAGCCATGACAAAACTGCGCGCCGTAGCCAGAAATTCCTTTAACGCGGGAGAGGCATCGATCATGGCTTGATACTCGTAAAGGCGATGTTTTTCATTTCCCAGATCATCCGGAACGGTTGAGCGCTATCCAGCGAATCCCCATCAAACGCACAGCGAAAGAAGAACGCTCCACTCCAGACCAGCGAAGCACCAACCGGGGGTGGAACATCGAAGATGACGCGCCCGATTTCATCGACGGTGAACGCGGCAATGGGAATGCCGCTCACCCGAAGAGCATCGATATTGACGATGCCGTACACCGGTTCCACCCAACTGCCAATGGCGCGGGACAGCTGAAATGTGGTGGTCGAGCCATCCCCGGTACCGAAGCGGTGATTCGTCACCAGGTGATCGGAACGGTCGAAATACAGGAACTCGCCAAACTGACCTTTTCGCCGGTTGAAGAAGTCCATCAGCCGCGAGTATTCATCCAGTCCTGGACGCTTGCGCACCGCGTTGTAGCTGATCTGAAAAGACCAAAGCGGTGCCGAGTAATAGGCCGTCGTCCGGCGGCGCCCGCTGACAGACTTCTGCACTCCGGTACTCCATTCGGGGTTTTTTTTAGAGAGCAAGGTCTGCCCCGGCATGCGAGGCAAAACCCCTTCAGCCATCACGCCTCGATCCGGATAGCCGGCGATCCAGCGCGGTGGCCAGAATGGACCTAACGCCATGATTCCTCCTCACGCTTTGATGGCGCCGTTGCGTCGCAGTTTTTGCATTTCCTCGGCAAACACCCGGGCATTGCGCCGGATATCCGCTGGAGTGAGCCGGCCACTGTGATCGTTGTAGTGATAAACACCGCCGCCGCCCAACTGGCCTTCGCCGTTCGCCGCCTGGCGGATGACGTTGGCGTACTGTTTGGGCAGGACCATTTCTTGTTCGTGAAGCTGAGTCAGGGGGTTGGTACCGGCGGGAATGTCATAGCCGCCCTCGGCGGAGGCGACGTTTTTCACCAGCCCGAAGACGAACGCACCAGCGGCACCCGCCGCCGCCACACCCAACGCAGGACCAATGATGGGAATCGCTGTCATGGCCGCAAATGCACCGGCCATGGCCTGCCAGGCGCTGGCCATGATGTTCTTGATGCTGGCCGCGCCCCAGATCGCCACGGACATTGCAGCGCCGCCCGCCTCGGCCGCGGTACGCACCCCAACACCCGCAACCGTTGCACCGGTTTTGGCGGTCTCACCGAACAACCAGGCCATCAACGGGGCGGTGACCATGTTCTCGATAAACGCGCTACCGATGCTGCCAAAAATCCCGTTGAGCAAGCCCTGGGTAGACATGGTGCCGGTCAAGATGCCATTCAGGCCGCTGGTCCAGCTGGAACGCACGCTGCCCACCATTCCGGTCCAGTTGTTCTGAGACTCCATCGTTTGCTGACGGCCAATGACCGCCATGCTGTTGCGATGGATTTGCTCGAGCGCAAGAATCTGCTGTTGCACCTGCTGCAGGGCGACCGGATTGCGATCCGGATCCTGCTCCAGCAACTGCTTGCGCTGGGCCAGGGCCGCCGCTTCGATTGCGTAGCGTTGTTGCTCAAACTCGGCCTGCGACTGCAGCAATTGCCCCTGGGTGATCAGGTTTGCTTGCAGATCCAGTTGAGCCATCTGCTCGGCGTGCGAAATCTCCGTGAGCCGAGCCTGCTGATCAGCCGCCAACTGTTGCTGCTTCATGTTGGTGATCTGCTGTTGTTTCTCACGCTCGATCGCGACCACTTCAGAGGCCGCCTGCCGATACTCCTCGCTGTCCTGCCCGTACAACTGGCGACTGCGATCCAGCACCTGCTGGGCGATCTGCAAGCGGGCGTCCATGTTGTTGCGGTACATCTGGGCCTGGGCCTGCAGATCTGCAAACGCTGAACCTTCGTCCTGCTTGCGCAAACTGGTCAGCGCACCCAGGTAGTTGCGCTGGACGCTCAACCGCTCGGCCGCACTGAGGTCGGTGCGCTGCAGCACCGCCTGCCAATAGTCGACTTCCTTTTGCAGCGAGAACTGCTGGAACGTCCCCTGCTCAGCCTGCTGCTGGGTGTGCGCCACCTTCTGCGCGTCGAGCACTTCAGCCCACTGACTGACCCGCGACTTGGAGGCGCCCCCACCTGCCGGGGTGTCCGGCTTGTCCGCAGGGGGTGGAGTACTCCCGGCCTCCAACTCTTTACGGTGTTCAATAGCCGCCGCGTAAGCCGTTTCCAGCTTTGTCAGGCGCATCACCTCCAAGCCGTAGGCGGTCGGGCGTTGCTGCGCCTGCTGCTGCGTGGAAAGACGGGTATCGCCGGTGGCCGCCATTTCCGCGACCTTGCGTCGCTGCTCTTCGATTCGAGCCATACGCGTCTTCATGCCGGCGTCGACCTGGTCGATTTTGTCGGAGGTCAGCTGCATGGCTTCCAATAACAACCGTTCTTCCTGCAGCGAGCCTTCCAGCTGCGCCTTGCCGCCACCGCCGCGGGAACCTTTGTTATCCAGATTCGCCAACATGGCCTCAAGGCGTTTGACGTTGCCGGCGACTTCATCAACGGTGACGCCAGTCCCGGTGAGGCCTTTCAAGACGCCGTTAAACCAGCTTGCCGTCTCGGCCAAGCGCTTGTTCAAACTGATGAATGCCGGTTCCAAAATGGTGCCGAGGGTGACCTTGAGTTCGTTACTCTTGGTGTCCAGCTCAGCCTGGCTGCCCGTCAACCCTTGCGAGGCTTTGGTGGCGTTGCCGACTTGCGCTTCGGTTTCCTTGAGAATACCGGTGTACTCGGCCTGAATCCTTTGTGAGTCGCTGAGTTTGTCGCGGGTGGTGCCGATGCTTTTGGCGTACTCCTCCCACATTTTTGCCACGTTTTTTGTTACACCCGCATTGTCGACCAACGCGGAGTTTTCGTTCTTGAGGCCCTCAGTTGCGCCTACAACGGCCTCAGACATACCGAGGTTGGCCTGTCGGTTAAAGGCGGCAGCGTCCTTCAAACGGTTGATCACCAATACCGCCTGATCAACGTTGTAACCCCGACTCAACAAGTTCTGCAGCGATTTGGCCGCATCACTAACACTGATCAAACCATCGGCGGACAGCTTCTGGGCCTCTTCCATTGCCCGACCAATGCCCACACCCGCATGGTTGGCCACCGCCTCGAGGCCGCGGTACGCAGACTGCTGCTCAAGCAATGCCGCCTTGCTGTCGCTGACAAAATCCTTGATCGCAACGGCGGAAAATACGGCAGCCATCGAAGCACCCAAGGCCAGCATGTCGCCTTTGATTTTGGCCCCGACAAAGCCGAAGGCGTCATTGGCCGCGGCCCCCAGGCGACTGATCTGGGTCTGGCTGCCCACCATGTCAGTGTTGATCGCCCGAAGTTCGCGATTGAAGGTGCTTCGCGCGTCGCGCATGTTGCGCTCGATGCTTTCTACTGCGCGGTCAAAACCCTGCGTGCCGGCAGTGAACTGGTAGGCAATGTTTCTTTCCATGCCGACACCTCAAAAAAGTGGGGGTAAGAAAAAACCTCCGACGATGCGGAGGCTCTTCAGGTGTTGAGTGACGTTGTTGACCTAACCGGTCCCGCCCGGAGCGGAGAACGCATCCAGAGCGCCACGTAAATGCTCTGGCAAGTCGGCCCATAGGTCCTTTGCCATCGCGGCGAGGTTCGTTGCCAGATCCGGCGCATCCGCCACCGGCAGATCCGGTTTGAAGCCCAGGTAACCGGCGGCCAGGACATGCAGCGGCGGATGTCGCTGCCAGTAGTCCGTCATATGCCCCACCATCACCATGTCCCAATCACGCCGCAACGTGACCGGGCTCTGGCCAGTGCTGGCAATCAAGTGCGCGTAGAGCTGGCCCCAGTCGAGGGGGCCGGCGCTTCCCCCGACTCGCTCACAGGTTGCGCCTCCATCCCTGATGCGCTCATGACGGCATCCAGCGCGCCACGCATGTTCTGCAGGTCGAGAAGGCTTGCCACTTCCACACGATCCATGTCCGGATAATTGCGACGCAACGCGGCGTGCGTGGCATCAATCACAGTCGCAATGCTGTCCTTGTCCATGCTGCCGGACATGACGTTATTGATGCGATCCAGCAGTTGCTCCAGGTCCCCCAACGACAACGGCGGAATCACCAGCGTTTTGCCTGGGAATGAGAACGAAACACCCGGTACGTTGACGGCGGTCATTCGTTCGAACTCCAGTAGCAGACTTCACCGAATTCATCCTGGTAACCGGTGAACTCGAAGTCAGGGATGGTGTAATCGTCCTGCTTGGTCGAGATGCCGAGCTTGTTGCTGACGAAGTTGGGCACGCGCACGTAGATCGTTTTACCTTTGTATTTCAGGAACAACTCGCCCTGGAACACCGGCATGTCACCCATGGGTAGATTTTTGACCGACAGGCTTTTGCCCGTCGTCACGGTGTATCGAAAATCGATGAACACCGGAACACCGACATCAGCGTTCGAAAAGGTGTATTTACCGGCGACCGAGTCGAATACGTACTGGCCCGCTGCTGGAGCCGCCAGCACTCGCTGGAACGGGACCGAACCCGCGCCACGAACACCCAGGTCACCCGAAACAATGCCGCCCGCCGGAGGAGCAACAGTGATGGAGGCGCCCACCGGAACTGGCGTCGGGGTCGTTGAGTGGCTCACCAGCACCTGGCCGGTACTGAGCGTTTGCCCAAACACCAGTTGGTTCCACTGGAAGAGGCTGATTTGGGCCGACTTGGCCTTGCCCGACAACTTGCCCTGCCCGCGCGCCGCATCGATGGCGAACTGGTCACCCCCGAACAACTCCTTGGAGTCAAAGGACAGATCAATAGACGCTTCCTGCATGATGCCGAGCAGGATCGGTGTCGGTGCGGCCAGCGAGTTGCCGAAGGCGTCCATCAGCGGGGTGGCATAAAACAGCCCGCTACCGAATGCAATTTGCATGGGAGGTATTCCTCAGTAAATAGTGGGACCCGACGACAGGTCGCCGGTGTTGCACAGATAAGTGAAGCGGTAGCGCACCATGCAGTTGCCCGCGGTGTTGTCGCCGTCGTCCTCGATCCAGTCGATGTAGAAACGTTGAACACGGTCAGCCTCGGGAAAGGCGTCTTCCTCCAGCAGGACCGCGTGCACGGCAACCTTGACCAGGTCCGCGACCTGGTCCCAGGCCTCGCCCGTGGTGGTGTCCTCGCGCGCGAGAATTTCCACCGACAGCTCAAACTGGTTGCGGTCCACACCGTGGCTTTCGCGTTCGGTGGTTTCCAGGTTCGGACGAATCACAATGGCCGGCGACATGTCCCGGGTAATCGCTTCCGTGCGACTGCGAAACACCCGGTCGCCGGCCAACGTACCGGCGGCAAGAATCAGCACCTTCGCCCGATCGACGATGCGCTCTTGAATGGAAGACATAGGGTTAGACCTTGGTGAGTGAAGCGAGACTGAACGCCCCGTCATCGATCATCAGTCGGTCGCGCACCCTGTAGGACACGCCACCCACGCTGATCAGCTTGCCGTTGACGATGCCCAGGCGCTCCGCCTCGGCGGTGATGATCAGGATTTCGTAATAGGTCGACTGACTGTTGATGCCGGCCATGGCACGGATCTCATCCGGCATGTCCCGCACTGCCAGGAAGGGCTGGCCGTCGACCAGGCCACCCACATTGAAATCCTCAAGGAAGGCCGCAAGGTCTTCCTCAAACATCGGCGCCCACCTTGCCGGTGCTGGCTTTTTTGGCCGAATCGCCAGGCTGAGCTTCGGTCAACTGGTTACGAAAGCGCTGGGCCACGTCTTCAGGCAACTCAATCGTGCCCCCGACCCCGACTTCGGTGTTATCCGGCTTGCGGAATGATCCGCTAGCCACCGTGTAGGCCTTATTCGTCATTGCCACCCCCGACTTCCTTCTCGACCTTGGTGACCTTCTGAGCCAGCGCCTTGTCCGGCTCACCGGGGATGACGATCACTTCCCCCTTCTTGAACTGGACCGGGCTGATGATCTCGTAACGGCCTTTCTTGAGCTCCTGCAGGCAGTGCGCACGCGCACCGGCCTGAGCAGCCGTCAGGATCAGTTCGCCACCGAACAGGGTGATGTTCTGATCGACTGTGTATTTCGGCATTGTGATGTCCTCGAATGAGGTGCAAGCCCGAAGGCTTACACCAGTTGGTTCAGGACGGCGTACTGCCAGCGCCCGAAGCCGACGTTGCGCCAGGTGTCGACGCCGTACTGGTGCGCGTCGTTGTCGAACTCGTACTCCGAGCCCTCGGCCTTGGCCTTCATCACCACGTCGGTTTCCTGCTGACGGATGAACGACTTCAGGCGGCCATCGGTGCGGAAGGTCACGAACTTGTCGGTCCAGGCATTCAGGCGGACGTTACCGATTACCCGCACGTTGACGTTGTCCGGCATGACGATCTCGCTGATGTTGGTACCGCGCGGTACGGTCAGCGCCGACTGGGCCACGCTCAGCAAACCGAAAGGCACCATCACCAGGAACTCGCGGGCCAGTTCGTTGATAGGCTCGCCCTGATCGTCCTTGAGGCTGGTCAGCTGGGTCACCGACTTGGCCACGGCCTGCTGAAACTCTTCAGGGCTCGGGCGCGAGGGGGTGCCGTGCAGCGTGGCCGCCAGTTCGCTGATGTCGGTGGTGATCTTGTTCGACTGCGGGCCGCTGTTGCCCTCTTCGTGGTCGGTATCGAAGAAGTACTGGCCGTCGTAGCAGATCTGGCTTTCGCCATTCAGCACCAGGGCCGACAGCAGGCGAGCCCAGTGCGAGTTGGTGCGATCGGCCAGCTCACCGAGACGAATGCGCAGTTGCCCGGTTTTGTCGCGACGCAGCTCCTTGACCAGGACCTCGATCGTCGCTTCGTAGTGCAGGTTTTCAATTTCGAGGTCAGCGCTCACAAAGCCCTTGGCGTGGCGACCGCCGATCCACTCACGCAGCGTCGGTACCGCGCCGATCCACGGATACGTTTCCTTGGCCTGGTCGGAGTCAAAGAGGTTGGAGATCAGATCGATCCAGGTCGCCCCGGCGTTTTGTTCGAGCAGCTCGTAAAACGTGCCAATGACGGCACGGCTGGACAGTACTTCAGCACCCATGGGTGTATCTCCTGATGAAAGGGTTGAGAGGCCGGCGTGTTACGCGACCGGGACGGCCTGCGCGGCGAACTTGACGATGCCCGCGCCACCGCTAACAAAGCGGTGCACATGGCCAATCCGGCTGTTACTGGCTGCGGTGAGGACAAAGGTGCCGCTGTCACTGGCGTACACGGCCTTGCCGATGTCGGTGATGGCCAGGGCAGCGACAGGCAGTTGCACCTTGCCCGCTTCACGCAAGCGAACGCGCGCCGCGCCGGCAGCCCCAGTGCGGTTGTCCACGCCGCGGTCAGCGAAGCCAACGAACAGATCACCGGCAGCCAGCGGACGCGCCAGGCCATTCGCCGAATTGATGCCGACGGCCGAGCCTTCGAAGATCTGCACGCCGGAAGCGACAGCCAGATCATTGATGTCGCCCGTCTCGTAAGCGCGGGGAGTGTCGAGAGTAAGAGGCATGAGGATCTCCAAAGCCTAAAGGTGGTGGGTGGGGTCCGGGTTACTTCTTCAGGACTTTGATCAGGCCCTTGTCTTCGGCTTTGCGGTACGCGTGGTACGCACCGAAGTCGCCGAACTCAGCCCGCAGTTCCTTGTTGCCGTCCCAGGTCGCCTTGGCTCGCTCCTCGAGCGGCGCCTCGGGATCTTCCTGATCAGCCGCGGCCGCCGGAGTGTCCGGTGCGGCTGCGGCAGGGACTGGCTTGGTCGCCGTGCTGCGGATATCCGCCAGCGCGGCAGTACGCTTGGACTTTTCCGCGGCGATCACCTGGCTGGCTGCTTCAGCACCAGAGGTCACGCCGTCGAATTTCAGGGAGGCGATCAACTCTTCATGGCCTGGAAGGCCGGCAGCCTCGACCGCCTGAATACGTTCACACTCAGCTTTCGCACCGGCGGCGTGAGCGGAGAGCTCCAGCGTCGCCAGCAGCTCGGCGTGGTTGGCCGCCAGGTAAGCGCGGTCGATGGTTGGCTTGTCGGCAGCGGGCGTGCCTGGCTGGGTTGCGGTGGTAGTGCTCATAGAACGATCTCCAGAGTTGCTGCCGTTGAGTTCGGCAATCAAAGATTCAAGGGTGGATTCACGGTCGGCCATGCCCAGGGCCACAGCGTCTGAACCGATCCGCATGTCGCCCTGGCCGAAGTCGGAAAGGACGGTATCGACGCCCACACCGCGATAGTTCGCGACGTCCTCGACGAAGATGGTGGTCAAGCGATCGACATGGTTCTGGGCCAGGGCACGGCCCTGCTCGGTCGCAAAGTCGGGACGTTTGTTGGGGCTCTGGCTGCTGACGATCTCGACGCTGCCGTCGTCCTTGTTCGTGCGCACCGAGAGCACGGTGCCGATCGAGCCGACCGCGCCGGTGCGGCTCATGACAATTTCGTGAGCCGCCGCCGCCATCCAATAGCCCGCACTGGCGGCGTTGCCCGACACGTACGCGACCACCCGTTTCGGGGATGCCCGAATCATCTGGGCGAACTCGGCGATGCCGCTGGCCTGGCCGCCGGGCGTGTCCATCACTAGGATGATGCTGTCGGTGCGCGGATCATCCACCGCCGCGGTGAACTCTTTCGCCAACACGTCCAGCGAAGTCGCGCCAGACATGGCGGTGAACAGGTTCGCGTAGCGAAACACCGGTCCGGTGACCGGGACCAGCGCCACACTGCCGCGCTGGGTCACGTTGCGGGTGTTCTGCAGTGGCCGCCCTTGCCTGGCCTCTACAGCCTCGGGGCCATCGTTTTCACGACGGGCGATCGCCGCGATGGTGTGCAGCATGTCCGGGGTGATCGCCCAGGGTTCGCGCGACACCAGGTCGAACGCCGTCACCCGATGCGCCGGGGGAGCGTCGGTTGGTTTATCGGTCATGGTCAGGTCCGTTCGGGTAGGTCGGGGTTTTGCGGCAACTGGTCTTCGGGTTGAGAGGCCGGCGTGGCAGACAGGCCGTCTTCCATTCGACGTTTCACTTCCAGCGCGCGTTGTTCGTGGTTTTCTTCCCAGTCGCTGCCGTCGTAGAGCATCGATTCTTTGGCCAGGGTGCTGACGCCCAGATCGACACGCGCCTTGGCCGCGTTGATGTCCTTGAGCGGATCCACGGTGCCCGGACCATCGCCCACCCAAATCGAACCGCAGTAGGCATACCGCAGTAACGGATGGTCGAAAAAACCGGGAGCATCGATGTCGCCCTGCGCAACCGCCTCTTCCAGCCAGTGCTCGTACACCGGCTGGCAGAAATCATTGCCCAGAAAATCACGACAGCCACGGATGAACTGCCAGGCTTCCATCACGGCGGCGCGCGCGGCGGTGTAACTGGCCGTGAAGTGCTTGATCAGCACTTCATAGGGCAGCTCGAGCGCCATGCCGATCTGGCGCAACATCGCCAATACAAACGGATCGAACGCCAGGTTCGGACGCCCGGGCGCGGCGGACTCTATCGATGCGCCGGGATCCAGCTCGGCGACGATGCCGCCGCTGAGCGTGCCGTCCCAACCACCGGCCGCGCGATCGGCAGGACGATCACCACCCACCGGCGTGTTGCCGGTCGCTGCAGAGGCCAGCGGGCTGAGGTCTCCCCCAGGCCCGGGCTTGATGAACACTGCGAAGAACGCCGACACCACGGCGGCTTCCAGTTCCGCATCGGTGTAGCGATCAAGTTGCTTGAGCTTCTCGATCACCGGTGCCAGATACGGTACTCCGCGGGGCTGACCGACACGTTTGCGCCGATACAAATGCAGCAGCGCCCGACCACCCCGTTCATTGAAGAAGGGTCGTTCATCCCACTTCCGCACTCGCACACCCAGTGCACCCGGGTGGCTGCGCAGAATGTGGGCCTTGATCGGCTCCCCATCGGCATCACGCTCAATGCCGGCGGTCAGCGTTTCGGTATCGGCCTTGTTGTCCGGATTACACACCCGATCGCCTTCGATCAACTGGATGCAGGCCGAGTAGTGCTGACCCGGGCGTTCTTTGTGGGTCAACAGCGGAAAGACATCACCGCTGCTGAGCACCGAACGCCAGGCCAGGTCCTGCAAGCCGTAAAAGTTCTGTTCGCGAGTGATGTCGCACGCCGTGGTTTCGGCCCATGACTTGAACAGCGACTCGGTGTTGCGCTGCCAAGCGCGTGCAGTGTCCTCATCCCAGCCGAGGATCTGCCGATTCACCACCGACTTCAGCGCCAACCCGGTACCGACCGTTTTGGTGACCACCGTGTTGATCGCACCGCCACCGATGGGGTTGTTGCGCTCCAGGTCGCGGCAGCGTTCCCGAAGAGTTGGCAGATCTGGCAGTAGATCCGAAGCCGCACTACCCGCGCCCGGGTTCCAGGCACTGAGTGAGCGTTTGTTCTTCGAGGCGCCGCTGTATCCGCCCAGCGCCGTCACTGTCATCCGCGCATGCATGCGTTTCGCGCCTTGCACGGGGTTCAACCAATTGATCGCCCGATCCAACAACGTCGGTTGGGGGGCCTTGGACACGCGGCTCATAACGGCGTGATCCCGCGCAAGACAATGCCGCGAGGGCGACCGCTGGCCAGTCGGTCCACCTGCAGCTGCCAGTAATCGATCATCTTGGTGATCTCAGCCGCGTCGGCGTAGTTCAGCTGGCGGGTGCCAATGCGGTAGCTCTGCTTCTGGCTGACCTTCATGCTTGCGTCGAGCCAGGCTTGAAGCTGGCTTTGCGCCTGTTCCAGGGTGATGGCCATAGATTAATTCCTGCGTTGAGAGAGCACGCGCATAGCAGTGCGGCGCCCAGAAACAACTCTCCCGCCAGAAGGCGGGAGCTCGTTGGGTTCAGCGGGTGGTTTCGGTACCGGGTTTTTCGGCGCCGGTGCGGGATCTGAATCCGGCTCGATGTCCGATTCCGGTGGAGGCGAATCAAACAAACCGCCTTGCCGAATCTGCGCATCCAGTGCCGCCCAATCGTGTTCATTGAGCAGGTGCGTTTTCAGCGAACGGGCCGCATGCAGCGCGTAGGTTTCGCAGTCCGTGGCTTCGTTTCGCTCGCCCGCCTTTTTCTGCCAGACCTTTCGATAGTGGTGCCGCCGGCTGGGGGCTTTCACTTCGGCGGTAATCTGCCGGAAGTAGTCCGGCCGCACGGTCTTGTAGAAGTGCATCCGACCAGGACCTTCGCCAGTCAACGGTAGCCGGCCTTCGATCCAAAGATCCTTGGCCCGCGACGTACCGACGATGTAAGGGCGTAGGCCGTACTTCGAGGCCTTTTGCTCCTTGTCGGTGTCCACACCCTGCCGAGGCGCACTGAAGATTTCTTTGCGTTCATCGTCCCGGCTGCTACCCCTTTCGCTGGCACCCTTGATCGCCATCACACCGCGTTGTTGATGCTTACGGCAAAACGCATAGGCCGCATCCTGGGTGACGGTGCCGTCCGAGGTGTCCAGCGAGACGGCCAGGACTTTCAGCTTGGCGCCGCAGGCATGAGTGATCGGCGAGAACAGCAGCTTTTCCAGGTCCAGCCAAACGCCCTGCCCTGGCAACACCACTTCGCCGTAGATCTCACCCCAGTAAAGCAACCATGACTCCTCGCCACGGCCCCAAGCGCGAAGAACGACCGCCAGGCGATCGTGCTGCACGTCAACGCCCGCGGTGATCACCAGTCCACCCATGGGAACGAACATTTCCGGGTAATCCTCGGCCCGCTCCGCCAGCTTGTCGGCTTCGGGCAGATCCGATTTGTACTCGTAGGCGCGCCCCTGTTTCTGATTGACGAATTTGATCAGCAGCGACAGGTTGCCCATGGCGGCCTGGTGCTCGGCGTTGAGCTGCTCGCGCACGATGTTCGCCAGGCTGGTACCCGGCAGGCAGGCATATAGCTCGTTCAGTTCGATGAACCCGGCACGCCCGGCAAAGGGTTTGGTTGCTACCCAACCACAGAATGGATCACCCGCCTCGACGGCGTTGAATACCGTGTTGCGGATGTTCTCTTTGCGCTGGTAGTCGTCCCAGATTTCCCCGCAATGCGGGCAGGCGTAACCAGCGGTGTCGGGATCCGCACGACCATAGATTTCGTGCGGCTCGACGCCTTCATTGATATCAAGGTATTTGATATGGGCGAAGTCCAGCACATGCGCCTGGCCGCAGGCATGGCAGACAATCGGCAGCACTCGGCAATCGGTCTGGGCCAGGCGCGCCTCGGTCTTGCTCGCGCCCTTGATCGCCGGGGTTCCACCGACCAGCATTTTCGAACCCGGATAACGTTTGCCTCGCTCTTCGAGCAGGGCGATCGCATCGCCCTGCCCCTTCACGTCGTCGCTGGTGTCATCCGGTTCCTCGACCACCGACAGTCCCACGGATGACGTCGACTTCACGTTGCCGGGGGAGTTCGAGGCGACCAACTTGAGGAAGCCGCCGGGGAAGCTCTTGTGGTCCCAGCGGTTGCCGGAAGACCGGCTGGTGTCGACCGGCATCAACCGATTGACCTCGCTGTTCGCCATCACGCCGTGCTTGAGCTTCTCATCGTGAAAGTTCTTTCCGTCCTTTTCCTTGGCAAACAGGATCATGATCGGCCGGGGCAGGAACTGGACAAACTTGAACAGGTAACCGATCAGGAACCAGGTCCAGCCGATCTGCGCGGCTTTCATCAGGTCCACTTCGCTGACGCGCGGATCATCCAGCGCGGCGGCAACGCCGAGGAAGTACGGCGTGTAGTGGAAGTCGTACAGGCCGTGCAGCACACCGCTTTCAGCGGGCAAGTAAAATTCTGTGCTCAAGTACTCCGCCGTGGGCACATCACGCGGCGGGTTGAACTTCCCCGCTGCTGCCAACAAGCTCTGCGCCAAGTTTTCGCGCGTAGCCTGCAATTCGTTCGGTTGTAGGTCCAGCAACTTTGGCCACCACAGATCGATCGACCGTGAGTTTCTGCACGTTCTCGATTTCCTGAATTAATCGTTCAACGCCGCCCAGGTATTCTCGGTTGGCAAAGGCCGCCCAGTCGGACAGCACGCGCTCCGCTTCCATGCTGGGGATCAGCGACCTTAATTTCTCGTGATACAGCAGACGCCCGTTCGCCGCCTTGACCCGCCCTTCGTCAATCCGCACGGCGTTGAGTTCTTCCAACTGGCTGCCCCCTCGCCCCGCGGCCTTGTTTCGCAGGTCGCGGATGTACGCGATCCGGATCTCGTCCAGGCTGGCCGCCTGCCAGTCACTGATGCTCAACCCCTTCAACACATCGCGGGCATTGCGCTCGCTCATGTCCAGGTGATCGGCTATCTCGCGCTGCGTTGGCATGGTCATCTCCTAGGACTGGACAGGAAGCGGAACCCCCTATGTCGGGTTGAATCTGCAAAAAGATCGGGGTTCGAATTACCCCAATTCCGCCATCGGCCGGAAGGACCCATTGAAAAAGGGGCTGAGGCCGTCATTCCCGACCGAAACGCACCAAAATCGACCGAAACCGGGTGAAATCGAGGCCCGCCGTCACCCCCGGCCCATCTCGCGGGCCAATGCCCGGCGAAACAGCGGTTCGAACTCGGCAGCGGCGACGCGATTGGCCACGCCGTAGAAGTCGAAGCGACGACGATAGGTCGGGCGCTTGACGAAGATCAGGATGGGGCGAGCACCGCGGCCGACGCGTTGCCAGATACCCAGCGGGCCAGTGCCATTGCCTGGGCGACCAGCGAAGTAGTCAGGAGCGTTGCGATTGCGCCGCTTGCTGCGTGCCGTGCGGTTGGCCATGAAACCTGATACACGTTCGGCAGCGCCGAGGGCGGACAGTATCTGCATGATCTGGCCGCGGCTGATGTTGCCACTGCCATCCATTCGAGCGCGCCGGCCTGGTACCGCGTACATGTCCGCAGGCATCAGGCCGTAGTGAATCAGCGCCTTTTCGAATCGCTTGTGTGGACGACTGCCGCCGTCCATATGCACCGGCAGGTACTTCGAGGCGGCGACACCCGAACTGGATTCATCCTTGACCCAAACGCGAGCAAACAGCCTGGTAGGGCTAGCTCCGCGCTTGTAGATCGAGTTCAAGGTCCAGCGGGTTGGTCGATCAAATACCCGTGCAATCTCGGCCGTCTCGGCTAACTGCACACGTTCAGCGGTGAAGGTCAGTGCTTTGGCGGCAGCCATGGGCACCTTGTTACGGGCCAACCCGCGCATCTCTCGCACGATCTTGTCGATGTTGTCGCGCATCTCCAAGCGCATCATGGCCCTTACTCACGATCAGCCGCTGGCGATTGGGTAACGCCAAGGCGTTTGGCGGCCCAGCGTTCGTACAGGCCGATGGCAACATCGGCGCCGGCCATGGCGGTCAGACAGCCCAGGCTGCCTGCTGTCCAGATCGTCATGCCCGCACCGATCATCAGCATCATTGCCGACACGCCGCAGACGATGCAGGCACCGGAGCGAAGCGCCAAGCGCCGCAATAGCGCCCAGCCACGCGCCCCATCCTTGTCCGCTCGCCACATCTCTCCCGATACACCGCCGACCAAGGCCAGGACGATCACTAACCAGATTGGCATCTCTGCCAGTGCTTGCTGCTCGTTCGTCATCGCCCTACTCCATAAACGCAAAAACCCGGCGCAATGGCCGGGTTTGGTGTGTGGTGCCTGCCGCTCTCTGCGATCGCACCTATCGAAGATGGTTACTTTTTACAGGTGGATTCCGGTGGCAGCAACCCCACTTTAATGCCATCCGGTGAATAAGTAGGTAACGCAGGGTGAACGCCTAGTGAATGTCGGCGAATACACCTGCTCGGCTATCGCTTCTGTTGCCCTGTCCTACCTGTCCCACTATTCAGAGTCGAAGTAGGACAGCTACAACGCCCTAAATTCGGGGCTCTGCCCTACTGTCCTACCTTGCTTAACTTTTCCTTGTGTATAGAGAAAAAGCTAAGAGCACGCGTTCGCGCCATGGGCGCGACTACCTGCCCGCTATGCTTACGTGTGCATGGTGCGGGCAAAGGTTGGACAGTAGGACAGCCCAGCAACGGCGCGGCCTGCACTTGTCCAACCCCATTAAATGGTGGTCGGACAAGGCCGGACAGTCGGACACAGGCAGGCGGAGTGATGCAAAGGGTCACGCAGCCTTCCCCATCAACAGACCAGCGATGTGCAGGTGTGCTTCGTGCAAACGCTGATAGTAAGTATCGCGACTACAACCGCAGTGGGTGTACTTCTGCGACAGAAAGCTTTCGTGGTTGCAGTAATGCTCCCACACCACCACCGATAGCTGCGCTGGCAGATGCTTGTTCACAATCAGCTCAATATCCGCCGACTCGTCCAGCAGTACCCGGCTGCCCCGCGTGCCGCGTATCAGCTCGCCCTTGCACTCCATCAACATGGCAATCATGTTGCCGCCACTCGCCCCGCCGTAGGTTTCAGGAATCGGCGAATGTAGATCCTGCGCCCAGAGTTTGAGCATTTCATCGATTCGCTTAATCAAAGCAAGGCTCCTCCACCACAGTCTGCTGCAGTGCAGATGCACGTCCCCACGCCTCAGGCTTCTGATAGGCCCACTGTCGGACGCCGCTTTTTGCCAACGCCGGCATTCGCTTCTTACGCCAGCCCATCCGGTGCATGATCGCACCGACCCGCATCTGTTCAGGCTTGCCCCAATGACCGAAATCCAGCTTGAGAGCCTGGGTCAGAATCTCGTTACCGGTAGCGGTTTCACCGAGCTGCGACTCTTCCAACCAGGTCAGGATCGGCCCTTCCCACTCGTCTACAACAAAGCGTTCGTCCTGCGCCTCGGCGAACATCCAGGACTCATCCTTCGTCACCCACCAGATATCGCCAGCCTCGAAGCAAAACACCGCTTCAGCCCACAGCTGGTCCCGGATCTCGCGTAGTTTTTCCAGGTCAACCTTGTTGCAAAACACCGGCCAATAGCGACGGTTGCCGGTGGCGTCCTTGAGGTATTCCTCTTGGTTGGTGGTACCCACGAATACACACTGGCGTGGCACATCGTTTGTTCTGCGGCCGTAGCTCTCACGATAGGTGTCGGTGGAGGCCGAGAAGAACTGCTTGGCCTTGGTGCTCTCCGCCTTGTTAAAACTATCCAGCTCCCCCAGTTCGACGATCCATTTGCCTCGGATCGCCTGAAAGCTGTCCTTGTCGCCAAGGGCAAACGGCGTATCCATAAACCACTCGCCGCCAAGTATGCCCATGGCAGTGGATTTGCCCTCGCCCTGCCCGCCTTCGAGGATCATCACCGAGTCGGCCTTGCAGCCGGGGCGCATGACCCGAGCCACCGCGGAGATAGGCCAACGCTTGCCGACCTTGGCCGAATATTCGGTAGCCTGGACGCCCAGCACATCGGTCAACCAGCTTTCCAGTCGAGGAACGCGGTCCCACTCAAGCTTCTCCAGGTACTCACGCACAGGGTGAAAAGAATGGTCGTGAGCTACCACACTGACAGCCTCGATCACATGGGACGCCTTAACCCGCAGGTTGTACTGCTGGGCGAGCCACTTCATTACCCGCATGTCATCGATGTCAGCCCAGTCACCAGCTCCCCCCCCGAATGGTGCGGACCGCAGCTTGACGATCTTGGAGCTGAACACGCTGTAACCGATGACGCCGGCCCAGCGTTCGTCATTGCCCAGGATCAATTCAACGTTTTGCATGTGCGCGATCAGCGAGCCGTTTTCGGTACGGGCCAATTGATCTTTCCACCCACCCGCTGCAGGAGGCTTGACCACCGCCAACACCTGACGGCGGACCGACTCCAATCCCTCGGCAATGTGCAGATCGTTGAAGTCGGTCCACTTGATCTCGCGCTCGCCGGAAAAAACCGGCGCAACGACTTGGCCACCGACGATCAACGCGGCGTTGCTGGCTTTTTCTTCGCCCGGGTTCCAGGGTTCGCCATTAAGACGTTTGGTTTTCCAGTCATCGTCTCGACAGATAATCAACGGGCAACCGGGAAAACGTTCACGCATCGCCTTGGAAACCGGCAACAGATTGCCCGCATCAAAGGCGATCGCGACCGTCAACGAAGTCGCCATATGCAGGCTGGCGCCCGTCGCGTATCCCTCACACACCAGTACCGGCTCACCCGGTTCAGGGTGCGGGCCGATCAAATGAAACGCGCCCTCCTTCGACATGCCGGCCGGCCAGTAGGCCTTGTCGCGCCCGGTGTCTTCTTGCTTTTCCGGGAAGATCACTTGCAGGCCAACGATCTGGTCACGCACGTTACACATCGGCACCAAAAATGCGCCCGTACGAGGCGCATAGCGAACTTTGAAGCCGACGATCTGCTTACGATCCAGATAAGCGCTTTTGCCCTTTTCCGGCATGCGTTTGAACAGACCGGTCGCACGATTCGCCGCGCGCCGTGACGCGTTCGCCGCGACCTCAGCGGCTTTACGCTTGGCTTCTTCCTGACGAGCGCGCATGACTTCGCGCTCTTCGGGGCTCATACGCCCGGCCTTAACCTTAACCTTCTGGGTCTCGCCGGAACGCCAGTCACCGAAACTACCAAAGATGAGCGTTTCGTTTTTTTCGGTGCGGTGCTCATGGACTACATACCAACCGTTTTTTTCCTTGCCCTTGTCCTGGACGGTTTTGCAGCGGGTCAGTTTACCGAATACCAACGGTTGCTCAGGCTCGAGGCCGTAGTCTGCGAATTGCCCTAATACCTCATCGAGCATGGCGAGCCTCCCGCGATTCAACAACGGACTGGCAAACAACACACAGATCGCAACCCAACAAGGCAAGTCGGCGAGCCTCTGGGATAGGGTCGTCGCAGCTTACGCAAAACAGGAACGAATGCGCCGCCATCACTGGTTTGGTGGCGTTGCGTGCAGCTAGGGCCTGATCAAGACGCTCCTGGACCAGGTCATTTGCAAAATCTGCGATATCAGCCATGGTCTGCACCCCGCGTGGTCTGATTGACATACGAGGCGCGATTGAACATCCCCAGAAGCCCCTGGATACCGCGAAACACCTGCAAGCGAATCTCGGCCAGTTCGCGATCCGTTACAACGCCGTCGCCAATGCTCTTGGCCCAGGTATCAGCCAGATCGGCGACCTGCCTGAAGTACTCTGCAATGCCCGTAGTCAACGTCTCAGGCATGTCGTTGGTATACGCCTCGGCCAGCTCTTGCCAAGTCGTATCACCAACCAGCGCATGTACCGCATCGAGAATGCGGCGATCCTTGGTAAGTTCGAGGATTTCACCAAACTCCTGGATGTTCACGGAGTGGCTAGGGTGCGTGGGTGAAAGCTTGTGTTGCAGTGTGGTGGGATTGCGGCCGGTGGTAGCGGCGATGGCAGCGGCACCACCTGGGTAGTCCCGTGCAGCATGGTAAAGCGCCAGATCGAGGGGCAGGACTTCCCGCTTTGCTCGATCAACACAATTCAGAGCGATTCGGCTCATGGCATTAATCCTTATAAGTTGCCAGTGCCGCGCGACATGCAGTGGTGATACATTTGTCGCGTGGCTTGAGAGGGCCCAAACGCCGGCTAGATCTTCAGGATCGACACCGGCACCGTGCCGGGGCGAACAATCCATTGCTCACCCCTGGCGCAACCGCTGCCCGATCTGTGGTGGAAAAGGCAGCAACACCAAGGCATTCCGTGCCTTGGAAAGCACGATAACGGGAGGTGGTTAAGCATGTGGTGTGCCCGCCTACCTTTATCGCAACCCGATAGCGCTGTGGTGGTGCGTGTCGGGAGGAACTGGGCGACCTTTTGGTCGCCTTTTTTCTTACTAAGCAGCCTCACTTTCAGACGAGGTATCGACCAAGCCGAAATGTGCTAGCACTTCAGATAGACAAACATGCCCTTCGCTTTCACGTGCCAATGCCTTGATCAACGAAACGCTAGGATTCTTATTCGCGTACTTCACGTGCAGGCGTAGATAATTGACGGCAATTTGACACCGTGCGGCGTATTCAATGACACCTTGAGCATCGAGTGAATCGATATAGCTACGTAATTTCATACTGGCTCCTTTGGAAGGCGAATTTAACCTTTTGGGTTATTTTTTGCAATACCCAAAGGGACATTCACCTGAAAGGTTAATCAATCCAGAATCAGCTGATGAAAATATCTGACACCCGCTTGCAAAATTTCAGACGTATCCTTGTAGAGCGTAAGCTTCGCTTGACGGATATCGCAGATCTCTTAGGAAAGGCTCCAGCTCAGGTCAGTGCTTTTGGTGGCAAAAATCCAACGAAAGGAATTGGCGACCAAATCGCCCGAGAGATTGAAAAAGCTCTCGGCCTCCACAGTGGTTACCTTGATATGCCTTATGGACAAGGGGAGTTTAGCAACGCTACGTTACTAAGTAACACCGGTAGAAAACTGCCTGTAATAGGATCTATTGCAGCTGGTGCTTGGTGTGAAATTGAGGGAAGTTTTGATCCACGTGAAGCTGAAGAATGGATAGAGGCACCCGGACCAGTAGGGCCTCGAGCGTTCATTTTAAGGGTGGAAGGAATCAGCATGGAGCCGAAATTCATCGAAGGCGACAAGATTGTTGTTGACCCATCACTGGAGGCTCTACCTGGACATTTTGTTGCTGCAAAAAGAACTAGCGACCAAGCTGCAACTCTGAAGCAACTAAAGCAAGAAGGTAACGAGCTTTACTTGTATGCACTCAACCCTGACTGGCCTGAACGTATAATTCGGCTCTCTGAGGAATGGAGCATATGTGGTAGAGCCAGGTGGAAAATATCCGACCTATAAAACTATCCCCTATCAATTTTTTAACGCATTGGAAGCGAATATGTCCACCTACTCAGATACCAAAATAAAAGAAGGAATGAACGGAAACAAGCTAATTCAGGATGGTGACTTATCCCAAATCGGACCAGCGTGTTACGAATTACGAATGGGAAATGTTTATTACGACCTCACTGAGGGTGACATGCAGCTAAAAGTCACTAAAAGCTCAGGAGCTTTAATCAAACCCGGTCATCGCGTTGTATTAATTACAAAAGAATCTCTGTCAATTCCAGAAAACGTTATAGCACGAGTCACGAGCAAAGGTTCTCTTTTCAGTATAGGACTCAGCCCAGTAAGTACTTATGCTGACCCGGGGTTTGCTGGAAACTTAGGGATTGTTACTCAGAACATGAGCGACAAGTACATAATAATTCCTATGGGAGAGTCAATTGCAAAAATTGATTTTTCAACACTTTCAGAAAAATCTGAAACACCGTACAAGGGTCAACACGGATATCAAACAAAAATTTGGCCTATAAAACATCAACTACAAAAGACCTATGCTGAAATTTCGGGAGACCCTAGAGTTGGTAGCGAGTTAGAGGAAGCTTATAAAATCCTACCAGCCGCAACGACAAAAATTATAAAAGAGCTTCGAAAAAAACAAAAACTTATTCACTGGAGCATTTTTGCAGCACTAGTTATAAATACAGTCGCCATCGCCTCGCTTTCAAGCAGCTTAGTTGAACCAATTAATTCAATAATAATTAACATTATATCTACAGTTATCGTCGGAATCTTCATGTACATCATTGATCGAAAGGAGTAAGCCATGGAACTCAAAGAGATTTCTAACATACAGATAGCATTAGATGAAAAGCATGGTTTTCCAGTAAAATTTTCTGATGAGAAGTCACGCTACGACCAGATAACAAAGGATCTAGTGGGCCTATTTGGTGAAATTGGGGAGTTCTCAAACCTAGTAAAAAAAATCAATCTGAAACTGGAGCATACTGAAAACTACAAACTAGACATGAAAAAAACTGAAAGCGCCCTTAAAGAGGAACTTATAGACAGCTTGATTTATATCATAAGAATCGGGGCGATTCTTGACATTGATATCGAGCACGAATTACTTAAGAAAATTGCCAAAAATCAAGTACGCTATGCTTCCCTTACACCTAAATCGTAAGGTTTTCTTTTTGCCAGTAAACACTGGCTTAATGAAAGACTCCCTCCCAGACGACAGATGCATTGACTTCTATAAATCAAGAAGCGGTAACGGCCTATATTGCACAATTGTCGGTAATGTAGTCATCCCTAATGGTCACAGCACAAATAGTTCGTGCTTGCAAATTTCTGGAGATGAACGATGGGCTAATCTTTCGAGCGCTATAAAAGCTCAGGGTGCACGTCCGGGGATTCAGTTAAGTACAGCTTGGGAAGCTTATACGGGAGTTAGATCCTTCAAACCGCCCTCCCAAGACATATCTATCGAACAATATAAACTCGCGACATCCCAATTAAGCACGACTCAAGTATTAGAAATATTCAAAGCTTTAGATTATGGTACTGAGCTTGCCCTCAAGGCAAACTTTGAACACATACAGCTTCACGCCGCACATGGATATTTTTTCAGCTTAATTATTGACAGTAATTTCTCGTCGAAAAGCGAGCTTGGAATAAAATTAATTCAGGATTGGATCGCCCGCTTCCGCTCTTCAGATATTGAGATTTCGTTGCGAGTATCTCTATCCACAGGAATTCAAAGTATAGACTCAACGAGACAACTTTTTTTAGACTCAATTACCGCCTTAGATTGCAACTATTTTGATCTATCTGATGGATTTTATAACATAAACAAAAAACAGATCTACCCGACCACACCAAGTTATTTAAATATTCGTCACAACACTTCCATAGAGCTTTCTCTACGCAACCCAACGAAAAACTTCATTATTTCTGGTAAGGCAAACACTCTGACTGAAAGTGACTTGCCATCAAACATTAGTGTGGGCTTCTGCAGAGATTTTATAGCCAACCCAAATTTCCTTGTAAACCCGACATTTAAATGTACTGACTGCATGCACTGCCATTATTACTCGAGAAACAAAAGCAACATTACTTGCAAACACTGGTGAAAAAAACTTTAGAAAATTAATTTTAGTAGACAGATAGTGAAATTTCTCCCTACAACTCTGCGCTCAGATGCTTTCCTTCGTCCGGCCCTGCCATGAATACAAGAACCGACTCTACAAATTTCCACCTTTCCCAACACCTCCTAGCGCTCGAAAGCTCACAAAAATAACCATTAAGGTTATTTTCTGTGGACAAAATAACCTTTTGGGTTAACATCAGCCTTACTCTTCCACCACAGAGCGAGGCAACACCATGCACACCACAGCAACCATCCACGCCCATCCGGCTGTCGCATCCCCCTTTTTCGTCTTCGAGGTTCGCCGCCTGGCCATCCATGGCGGCTGCACTTTCGTGCCGTCCAAACCCAAGCTGACGCCTCGGAACACGCCTCGGCCCCTCAACCCTAACGACGGGGGGCATGCGGCATGAGTAAGTTCAAACTCGACAACCGCACCCTGCAATTGCTCAATGCCCAAGTCAATCTGAGCGAGACCTTCAATCACACTCTACGATATTCGCCACAACGTGAAGCGCTGTCGTTTCGGCTGAAGGTTGAACGCAACATTACGCACACCCTTTTTACCGTAGAGCTTGGCAGCGAGCGCCACACGCTGACATTGCAAAACGAAAAAAAGATGCACCTCAAACTGGCCGATTTCATCGAAGATATTGCCAACGGCCCGATTGACCCGAGCAATACGGCGGACCAACAGAGCCTCCCGCACTCAAGCCGGCAATATGCCCGATTTGATGTCGAGAACAGGCAGAGAGTGTTCGAGCTTGTACGCACCGGTGGCGCGCTGAGCCTCGATATGGGTTTCGATCTTCCCATCCACGTCGCCATCCATCGCACACAGACCCGCCCTGGCGTCACCACCATCATGTGCATCGGCGTGAAACGTCCGCGCACAAAGTGCTTCACCGTGTGCGGTAGCAATGCCGAAATCTTCGAGCAGGTAGCCGAATCCATCAATCACTTGGCTGCCGTGGCTACTCCCGCCGCGCATGCAGCCTAGGAGGCAGAGATGGAGCGAAGCTTGGAAAAAGCCGCTAAGTACTTTGATCTCACCCGACCCAAGCTGATCGCGCTAATGCGCGAGAAAGGCCTTCTCAACGATCGCAACCTGCCGGCATTTCCGGTTCGCGACCGCGAGTACCTGCGGATCAAGGATGGCTCCTGGTATCACGAAACCGCCGGTATGCAGTACAGCCAGTCGACCAAGGTCCGGCAAGCCGGTATGCGCTGGTTGGCAGAGCAGCTAGGGCTCGAACTACCCGCCATTCCGGCAGACCATCGTGACGTGGCCTAGGGAATACGCGCGCCAGATCATCGCCATGCGTACACGCGAGGAGCGCAACTCCGCGCTTCTCGAAGTGCCGGTGCATCTGCGCGAGCTGACTAAACGCCATTGCCTGAACGCCTGGAACCATCCGGCAAGAACACAACGCAAGGAGGCTCAACAAGCCGATGACTAACACAGCCCAATCACCGCTCCGACTGCAACCAGCCCCCGAAGCAGCAACCGTAGAGCTGCTCTACCGCATCTTTGGCGACGTGCTAATTCCGCTAGAGAAAGTGCGCGAACAGTATTTCCGCAACCTCAACGAGCAGTCGTTTGTCACGGAGATCAACAGCGGCCGAATCCAGCTCCCTATCACCACACTGGATACCAGTCGCAAGGCACCGAAGTACGCACATATCCGGCACGTTGCCTCACTGATCGACATCCGCGCTTATAAGGCGGATTCGGATATGCCGCGACCGCAGGACGAACCAACCGAGTAAACCGAAAGGGCTGCCACCACCAGCCAAACAAACTACCAGGAGCACTCCACATGACCGCAATACAAATCTGCGCGCAGCTCGGTCCCATATTAGGCGGCACACTTCTCTACTGGGTCGATTATCGAGGTAGCTTGATCGATGGCCGTGCCGAGCTCCACCAACCACCAGAGGCTGATGGACCAACTGGCAATCAAACATCGGAGGAAATCGGCATAAAGATTCAGCGGAAAACCATCGAGGCCTCAACCGCTTTGCTCGGCAACGTCGAAGTGGTCGACGCACAAGAAACAAAGAATCTCTGGTGCGGAGCAGCAGGCATTATTAAGCCTGTCAGCGCCACTGCGGAAGCGCTTATACCCCACGAAAAGCTGCGCGAGGCAGTGCCCCCTGATGCATCGCTAATCGCTCAGAGTCGCCTGCCCGCGCAGCCTGCTTTGAGGTATACGCACCCATTAAGCACGACATTCGTACCAAATTTGTCCGATTGCCAGCACCTCAGGAATGCCGAGCCCGCCTTCCATCAAAAATGCAGCCAACACCACCACCTCGAAGGTGTCGAGCAACGTGTCAGGGAGATTAATCATGGAAGCTGAAATCCTTTCGGACGAAGAGCTGGCGCATATCACTGGCTACAAGGCCAGGGCCTACCAACGGCGTTGGCTCATAGACCGCCAGTGGGTGTTCGTGGAAAGCCGTGGTAAGCGCCCATTAGTTGGCCGGATGTATGCCCGGATGAAGCTGGGCATGCTCTCCCCGGCCATCGTCGACCCCAGCCCTCTCCCGGCGGTCCCGACATGGACGCCTGACTTCTCGCGAGTGAACTGATATGCGACCCCGCAAGGCCGAGACACGCAATCTGCCGCCACGGATGTACCAATGGACAAGGAAACGTAAAAGCGGAAAGGACTGGATTGCCTATTACTATCTGGACCTCACCGGCAAGACGATCCCATTGGGCAAAGATCTGGACCAAGCCAGAATCAAATGGGCGGAACTCGAAGCCAAGGAAAAACCGCTCGACCTACGCACCATGAAAGGCATCTTTGACCGATACATCCGAGACATCGTCCCGAAGAAAGCGGCGCGTACGCAGAAGGACAACCTGGCAGAGATCAAACAACTGCGCCCTATGTTTGACAGCGCCCCTATTGACTCAATCACGCCCGCAACGATCGCCGGTTACCGTGATGCACGAACTGCAAAGGTAAGGGCGAATCGTGAGATCGCCATCCTCTCCCACGTGTTCAACATGGCCCGGGAGTGGGGTCTGACAACCAAAGAAAATCCTTGCCAGGGCGTACGCAAGAACAAGGAAACACCAAGAGACTATTATGCAAATGATGTTGTGTGGGATGCGGTTTACACGAAGGCAGCTCAAGAGTTAAAAGACGCGATGGACCTGGCCTACCTAACCGGTCAGCGACCAGCAGATGTCCTCGTTATGCGGAAGGATGACGTTGAAGGGGACTATCTGATGGTGCAGCAGAACAAAACCCACAAAAAGCTTCGAATCCAGATCAACGTCGGCGGGTTTGCAAATACCCTGGGGCAGTTGATCACAAAGATAACGGAGCGCAACGCTCACCACCTCTCGAGCTATTTAATCGTAAACCGGCACGGCAAGCGGATGACTGCGACGATGCTGAGAAAACGTTGGGACCTGTCCAGGGAGAAAGCGAGGCAGCAAGCGATTGAGATGGGAGACATGCTACTGGCTGGCAGAATTGGTGAGTTTCAGTTTCGGGACATCAGGCCAAAAGCCGCGTCGGAAATCACTGACGTCGGCGAAGCAAGCCTGCTTTTGGGCCATACCAAGGGAGACATCACGGAGCGCGTATACCGTCGTGTCGGTGCAATTGCGAAGCCGTCAAAATAGCGGAAAGCGCGTTACAAGACGCTGAACGATTTTGCCAATCTGTTGCGACGACCTGTTGAATCCACAGCCAAAAGCAGACATTCAACGCATCCTTAGCTGGGGTTGATTCTGTAAGCACCGGCGATTAATGGCCCATAGCTCGGTTGATACGAACTTTAAGCTCCTCAATGGCGAGTGCTGGGACTTTCCTATGCAGCATCGCGTGGCAGTTCGGGCAAACTGGGCGAAGGTCGGTCACGGGATTTAAGTCGTAAGCATTTCCAATCTCAGCGAGTGGTTTCAAGTGATGGACGTGAATAAAACCTTCGCCTAGTTCTCCGTACGTCTTCGCAAAGTCGAATTGGCAAACAAAGCATTTCCAGCCCCAGTGATGGATGCATTTGAGACGAGCGCCTCGGTCCCGCTCGTAAATTTTGATCGTTACCGATTTAGCCCCCCCTTCAACCACTGTTCCTTGGCTAGAAGGATGTAGGAACGAGTCAATATCAGACTCAAGGGAGTGTTGATCGTAAAACTCCCAGATCACTCCTACCGGTGAAGTGTCGAATACTTGGTAGGGTTTTGCGATGCCTGCAAACGTGAAGGGCCCACGATCACTCAGGCGATAAAATATGTATGAACGGCCTTGAGGTTTTAGCAGGTTCTGTATCGAGGCGTGTTGCAACTTGGACGGTCCTTTGCCGGACCACACCAGGCGATCACCATCGAAATAATTTTTGTAGTCATGTCCAGTTCTTCCTGGAATCCCAACATTGCAAAACACATAAACATTCCCCTCATGCTCCGTATAGCCAGTGAACCAGTCACCCCCTTTTGGTTCGGGATTCAAATCAAGAATTTTAAATACATCGGACCTGGTGTACTCCTCGCCCAGAATAAACGATGGAAAAGGTGGCAGGACTTTTTGGCTAATGGTTGGTTTTTCCAAGAGCGGAGGAGTGTCAGGATATTCTGGCACAGCAACTACATAGCCAGCCCGTCTGAGACGCGTTTCCGCAGCTTGGAGCAGATTGGCCTCAAAGCATCGGCGCCATCTGCTCTCCGTAACTAGAGCCTCAACTGACAGATCCAGTCTGCCGCCCTCCCAGAGCTTGGTGAAGCCATCGGATGGTTTCGGTTGAGATATTAAGCTACTCACAGTTTGATATCCGCCTGACGAACCAAGCATTTGGAGAAATAATGCCGGTCTGTAGTTCAGCGCTGCCTGTGCTTCCATTGCCTTACCGCGCAAGAATGTCGTGAACTCATCGTCTTCCATTGGCGTCATCGGCATTTTGATTCTCTTAGTTCCTTGAGTTCATATGGCATGGGTATCACCACTATAACGCAGCAGTATGTATCTCGCATTCACTGCGCCCCTTAAGCCCAGATATGGCTAACGGTTCTCATGGACCTACCCCATCAATCCTCGCGGAGTATCACCCCTAGCGGTGCGGTGAAATCCCCCTCATTTTTAGGCACATCCGAATGACGCTTTTGGCCTACCGTGCCCTTTGTGACAGTCGCCTATCGGGACGTTTTCCTGCCATTCCAGAATGAACGCTTTTGATCGATTTTTGTCGCTGTCACCAGCAGCTATGGATCGAAGGCGACCCATCATGAGCCGCTGCGGTACCCCACTTCACATTGTGGAATGTACATGTCCTGAACACACACAATTGGTAAGCAATATCCTCGGAGGACCGTCCTCATCAACTGACTAGGAGCTGGATATCAGTTGGAGACAGCTGGCAGGGTTCCTGCCCTGAACCTACGCTGGAGATCACGATTTACCGTGTGTGTAACCACAAAAAGGCGGATTTCCCCCATTCGGAGCAGGGTAGCGAATAGTGGCATTTTGATGCGATGATGATAGAGTCGGTTCCAATATTCAATGGAGATGAGAAATGCGTGTACTCGGCGTTATAGCATTTGCAGCTTTGGCATTGGCAGGTTGCGCAAATAACCAGCAAACAGAGGCTTGGAAGTCAGAGGCCCTGAGAACGACTCCGACTTGCCAGACTGAAGATTCATGTCAGGTAAAATGGTCAGCTGCTCGTCGCTGGGTTTTAAGTAATGCCGGCACAAAAATTCAGAATTATGGTTCAGATTACTTCGATACCTATAACCCAATTGCTAACAGTCCACGTCTAGCCGCGCAGGTCTCCAAGGAGGCAATTGGTGGGGGCAAGTATGTGATTACGGCTAAGCTCTGGTGCGACAATATGTTTGGATGCCAGCCAAATGCTTGGGAGGCACTGCTAGATTTCAATCGATCAGTTAATGGTGCGGGTGGCGGGCTGTAACGAGATGTGATGCGGATTTTGATGGAACAGTTACGGTGATGCTGATGGCGGGGGTGTGCGTCGTCAGCAATCTCATTGTAAGACGCTGAGGTACGACAATACGCCGTTCGAAGACCCGCAGGACAACACGACCTATTCAGGGTAGAAGCGAATCTGCGCTTGGGACTACCGTGGGCGGCATAACTGAACGTATTTATTGTCGCGTCAGCGCCATCAAATAGCGGAAAAAAGCGTTACAAAACGCTGAAGTCGCCCCTTACAGGGCGCGGCCTCCAGAGGATCCAAAAAATGATCGTATTGGAACGAAAACAAGCTACGCGCCTCGAGTTACGGGCATTTGTATCTCGGACTTGAAAACCGTCGACTGTAACAGGTCCATGAGTTCGAATCCCATCGCCTCCGCCATCTTTATACGACAAAGCCCTGATTATTCAGGGCTTTGTCGTTTCCGGGATTTGGATTTCCCTTTCGGTGCTTCTGTGAAACAAGGAGGTTGCATGAACAACATGGACACGATAAAGCTGATGCTTGCGCTGCTGGCGATCACGACCAGTGGTGTTGTACTGGCCGCAGAAAAAACCTTTGCGCTGACCGCATTCAACAGCGTTGAGGCCCGACAGGGTGTGAACCTGTCGATCAAATGCGCTGCAGCGTCATCAATGGTGGTCTCAGGCTCTGCCGATACGCTGAACAAGCTTCAGGTGTCGACAGACAACAAGGCGTTATTGCTGGTGAATGACGCAGCGGAAAACGTTCGCGTCGTCTCCCCTACCCTGGATATCACGCTATATACCAGCGCGCCACTGACGGGGCTGACGGGAAAAGCAGGGGTTAAAATCGTGGCACCTGCCTGTGCCGTCGATCCGTCCAGGTTGACGGTGGCAGGCAGCAGGGGCACTGACATCCAGATCGAGGGCAAGACGGGTGAACTGGTCCTTGACCTGGCGATGGGCAGCACCTTTAACAAAAAACCGTTGCCCTTCACTGCGGATGTGGCGAATGTGCGCATGAGCATGGGGGCGGCCTCATCCCTGTGCCATATCCCCCGGATCAACAGTAGCCTGTCTGCCGGCGCACGGATGTCTGTCAGTCCATCGGCTCAGGTCGACAACAGCGCCGCAGGCGCCTACGCCAGCGAAATTTCAACCTCCGAGTGTATGTAAACGACAGGAATGAACAGGCCACTCTCCGCTTGATGGAAAACGGGACGAATTGTTCCGTTTGTGGCCCCCCTGCCTTTACCTCCTTTTACACTCCTTTACACCCTTCACAGCCTTACATCTGTAAAAGTTCAACCGAGCGCTTTGGACGCGGGCCCCCTGCATCCCCCGGCACCGTTAGTCTGGCGGTGGCGGATACGACGCCTGCCCGCAAACCCTCAAAGCAGCCACTCAATGGCAAAATCCGCTTACCCAGATCATTTCGGAGATCACAATGCTTCGCGTGTTTGAACGAAGGCTCGATCCATTCCCTCCCGACGAAGCACCGCCGCCGCCTGTCGGCCTGATGCGGTTCCTGTGGGCCTGCACGCGCGGCGCCCGCGGTTACATCCTTCTGCTTGCGCTGCTCAGCGCCAGTGTGTCGATCTACGAAGCCTGGTTGTTTTCCTTTCTTGGGCAGGTCGTGGACCTGCTCTCGACCTGGCAGGCCGGTGGCGATGCGAACGGGCAGGAAAGTTCTGTGCTGTGGGGTATCGCGATAGTGTTGCTCACCAGCATTGGGCTGGTGGCGCTTCGTACCATGGTGCAGCACCAGATATTGGCCATCAACCTGCCATTGCGGCTGCGCTGGGACTTCCATCGGCTGATGCTGCGGCAAAGCCTTTCGTTCTTTTCCGATGAGTTCTCCGGTCGGGTCACTACCAAGGTGATGCAGACTGCACTGGGCGTGCGCGAAGTCTTGTTCACCCTCATCGAAATCGCGCCCGGCATTGGCGTTTATTTCATTGCGATCATCGCACTGGCCGGCGGCTTCGCCCTGAAACTCATGCTGCCTTTTATTGCCTGGGTCGCGTTGTTCGGGCTGGCCATGCTGTACTTTGTGCCGCGCCTGGGGCGAGTCGGGCAGGAACAGGCCCATGCGCGATCGTCGATGACGGGGCGTATTTCAGATGCCTACAGCAACATCACCACCGTGAAACTGTTCTCGCACTCCAATCGTGAAGCACATTTTGCGCGCGCGGCGATGGAGGACTTCAAGCAAACCGGCTTCCGCCAGATGCGCCTGGTCAGCCAGTTCGAGATCGTCAACCAGGCGCTGGTGGTGATGTTGATCATGGCCGCTGGCGGCTATGCCCTGTGGCTCTGGCACCAGGGCGAGGTCGGCGCGGGAGCGGTGGCGGCAATCACGGCCATGGCGTTGCGGATCAATGGCATGTCGCACTGGATCATGTGGCAAATGACTTCGCTGTTCGAAAACATCGGCACCGTGCAGGACGGC